AACGACTACTCAACCATAGCGTTTAGTACTGGAAAGTTCTATGCAGAATTTACAGTTATAGGTGCAAGCGGAATTTACCCAATGTCAGGAATTATTGATGTTGCATCGGTAAGTAATGGCACTGGGACAGTAGGCTATGTAAATAATTCTGTCGCTTATTTAGCAAGTGGAAGTAAGTTAATAAACAATGTTACAACGGCTTATGGAAGTAGTTATACGGCTGGTGATGTAATTGGTGTTGCAGTGGACGCTACAACTGGAACAATAACTTTCTACAAAAACAATACAAGCCAAGGTGTTGCTTGGACATGGACAGGAGGTAGTATTCAGTTCTTTTTTGGGACTGGAGAATATCAATCTGGAAATGGATTTAATGCTAACTTCGGTCAACAACCATTCACCTACACACCCCCAAGCGGCTACCTAGCCCTCAACACTTTCAACCTCTAAGACTATGCCAACAACATACGCAATTCCTGATGGTCGAGTGGCAATGGCGGCTACCCTGTACACGGGTACGGGTGCGGCTTTATCAGCAAATAACGCTGTCAATGGAGTTTCTTTTCAGCCTGATTGGGTTTGGATTAAATCACGTTCCGCCGCTACTGACCACAAACTTACTGACAGCGTTCGTGGTGTTACCAAAGGGTTGGTTTCAAATAGCACAGCCGCAGAAACAACGGATACGCAAGGACTCACTGCATTTAGCAGCGGTGGTTTTACTGTCGGAACAAATACTGATTACAACAATTTATCGGCAACTTACGTGGCTTGGCAATGGAAAGCAGGAGGCACTGCTGTCACCAACACTGCTGGCTCAATAACCTCGTCAGTGTCGGCTAACGTCACGGCAGGGTTTAGCGTGGTGACTTACACAGGTAATGGCGGGACGGGGACGGTTGGTCATGGACTAGGTGTAGCACCTAGCATGATGATTGTTAAAGCAAGAAGCAGCGCACAAAATTGGCCTGTTTACCATATATCTTTGGGCCAAGATAAGATTATTTACTTAAGTTTGACAAACACACCCGATACTACATCTGGGTTTTGGGGTGCATCTGGCCCATCATCAACAGTTTTGTCTGTCACTAGCAATAATTTAATAAATGGTACAGGAATTACTTATGTTGCGTACTGCTTCGCCCCAGTAGCAGGGTATTCAGCCTTTGGTAGTTACACAGGCAATGGAAGTGCTGATGGGCCTTTTGTGTACCTTGGGTTTAGACCTAGATTTTTAATGATGAAACGAACTGATGTTGCCGCAGACTGGTGGATTCAAGACACTTCTCGCAACCCATCAAATGCTGTAAATAAACAGTTATACGCAAATGCCGCAGATGCTGATTCCACAGATAACTGGTCAGACATTTTAAGCAACGGTTTCAAAATAAGAAATACTTACGGTGGCAATAACGCCAGCGGAGGCACATTTATTTACATGGCTTTTGCCGAAGTGCCGTTTAAGTTTGCAAATTCACGCTGATACAAAGGAAACATTATGTTTTTACTAAACGGAACACCATTGGGCATTGACAGCCCCTTCACCTACAACGACACGCAATATCCGTCCAACTGGCTGCGCCTTGCAAGCCAAGAGGAACGTGCTGCCATTGGCATTACCGAAGTGGCTGACCCTGAACGGTACGATGACCGCTTCTATTGGGGAGCAAACAATCCCAAGCAATTAGAAGACCTTACTGTTACCCCTGAAAGCGGCAATCCTTATGTTCAAAAAGGGTTAAAGTCAAATTGGGTCGCCCAAGTCAAACAAACGGCTAACACAATGTTTGCACAATCCGATTGGATGGTTATTCGCAAAGCAGAGCGTGATGTGGCTATTCCTGCTGCAACCGTGACATATCGTGCTGCTGTGCTTACCGAGTGCGATAAATTGTGTACAGCGATTGCTGCTGCTGCGGATGTACCCGCTTTGATTGCCGTGGTGACTACTCAAAACTGGCCTACAGGAATCTAATATGTCTTCTAGTTACTCCATCACTCGTGACCAGATTATTGCTTCAGCACTTCGTAAGTTAGGTGTACTGGAGATTGGAGCTACGCCTGATGCAGATACAGTAACTAATGCTTCTATGGCATTAAACCTTATCATCAAGCAATTGAGTACAGAAGGTTTAAAGCTATGGAAGAACGCTGAGATTGTTGTTCCACTAGTTACTAACAAGACTACCTACATCTTAGGTGGATCTACCTCAGTAACTATGTACGACTCATTAGCTCCTACAGTACCTATTACAGATAGACCTCTTAAAGCTATTCAAGGGTTCTACCGTAACTTACAAACTACTCCGTACATTGATGTTCCAGTAATGCTGGTGTCTAAACAAGAGTACAACGCTTTAGGTTCTAAGTTTTCTACAGGCTCTACCAATACAGTGTTCTATGATCCTAAAGTTACTAACGGTATCTTGTATGTGTATTTAACTCCTGATAGCAACACTAGTACTAACATGCAGCTACATTTAGTTGTGCAGCTTCCTTTAAATGATCTCTCTGCTGCTGGTGACATACCTGACTTTCCTAATGAGTGGATGAACTGTTTAGTATGGAACCTTACAGATCAACTGGCCCTTGAGTATGGTGTGCCTATGAACTCTAGACAAGAAATTATGGCTAGAGCTTTGTTATACAGAACACAACTTGATGATTGGGATGTTGAAGCTTCTAGTACTTTCTTTCAACCAGACTTTCGTGCTGTAGGTAACAACTCGTATGCAAGGTAAATATGGCTACACAACGCATAGCACTTACACAGCCAATTGAAAGCCGTAACGGAACTTTTGCTAAAGATTCTTATTCGTCTAATTGTGTTTTTGAAACTAGAGATCAAAAGCGGGAGTTTGTTAAACGTCCCGGTCTAATTGCTCTGTCACAGATTACACCAGTAACCCCACCTGCTTACCTTAAGAGTCGTGGTTTAACAAGCTTTAGAGGCAAGATTATTGCTGCTATTGATACAACTGTGTATGACATCAATCCTGTTGGTTATTCTGCAACTGGCGTAGGAAGCACAAGTGGAAGTGCTAACCCAGTATATTTTGCTAAAACTTTTTTAGAGACATATTTGTTTCTTCAAAATGGAGTTAATGGGTATCTCTATTCCTCTGCAAGCGTGTTCACTACTTTAGGTGGAACATTTCCTTCTGGGCCGTTTGTACCCGGAGCAGTGTTTTTAGACGATTATATTTTTGTAGGTACTACTAACAACAGAATCTACAACTGTGCAGTAGGAGATCCTACTACTTGGAATGCTTTAGATTTTGTTTCTTTTAATCAAGCCAGTGACAACCTAGTTGGTATTACTAAACACTTAAACTACTTAGTAGCTTTTGGTAAAGCTAGTATGTTATTTTATTATGACGCTGGTAATCCTAGTGGTTCTCCTCTAGGTTTGGCAGAAAGTTACACTGCTGAAATTGGGTGTGCTTCTGGTGACAGCATTGTTTCTACAGACAACACTGTTATTTGGGTTGGTACTAGTAAGACTAGTGGTAGGTCTGTGTACATTATGGATGGAGTAAGTCCTATAAAAGTATCTACCCACAACATTGACAAACATTTAGAAGCCGATAGTTTGTCACAAGTATCTGCTTACTGTTATAAATTTAGTGGTCACACTTGTTATGTATTAACTTTGCATGGAACAAACCACAAGACTTTGGTGTACGATTTAAACTCTAAGATGTGGTACACATGGACACAGTACTCTATACAAAGTAACGATCAACCTAATCCGGGTACTTACCAAGAGTCTTACTTTCGTGCTACTTACTACTCAGAAGTATTGGGTGTTTCATACATGCTTGATGATGACACTGCAACCCTGTACACTCCTAGTACTACTACTTATCAAGATAATGGACAAGCCATTTACTGTAGATCTGTTACAGACATTGTTGACAACGGAACTACTAAACGTAAGTTCTACGGAAGACTAGAGATTATTGGAGACAAGGTAGCAGGTACTATGCAAGTACGTCATTCAAGTGATGATTACAACACTTGGTCTAGCTACAGGTCTATTGACCTTAATGCTTCTCGATCACAGATTTATCTTAGTGGTGCTGATAGACGTAGAGCTTGGGAATTCCTTGTTACTAGTAACTGTGCTCTTAGGTTAGATGGTGCTGAGATTGACTTCAGAATAGGTGAGATGGATCAAGAACAATCTGTTGGTGGTCAAAACTACAGAGGAGGTGCAGCATGAGCACTTCAAACTCTTTAGCACAATCTAAAGTTATATCTTTGTTTTCTAACCCAACAGAAGAAAAAGTGGGTGAGTATGAAAAGCTTTTGGGACAAATGCCCCAAGTAGATTTAAGTACTGTTCATACAGTGTCTGGTGGAGTTTATTCTAGAACTATTTTTATACCTGCTGGCGTGTCTTTAGTAGGAGCTACCCACAATAAAGACCACACAAACATTATGTTTGGGGATATAACAGTCACAACAGATGATGGCATGAAACGACTTACTGGGTACAATGTGTTTGCTACCAAAGCAGGTATGCGTAGAGTAGGATTTGCTCACACAGACACTTACTGGACTTCTGTAATACAAACTACAGAAACAGAAATAAGCAAGATCGAAGAAGACATTACTCCTGATAGTCACAAATTACAGACTAATCAAATAGGAATAGAGTCTAAGGTAACTAACCTTTTAAAAGGAACATAACATGTCTTTAGCTACTGTAGCTGCTGTCGTAACCATTGGCTCTGGAATTAAAAACATTCTAGGAGGCGGTGGGGGAGGCGGTGGAGGTGGACAAACTCCACAACAGGCTCAACAAGCTGTTGATCCTTTTGCTTCTTATCGTCCTGAGTTTGCTGCTCAATATGCTGCTGCTATGAAACCGGGAGCTAAAGCTGATCCCACTACTATGCCGGGATACTCTGCATTTCAAAGTGGAGTATTAGATCCATCTTTAGAAGCTGCTAAACGAGTTGCTGCTAAAGGTGGCATGTCTTACTCTGGGAATGAAGCACAAGCTCTTACTAGGGTAGGAGAACAAGGCTACTACGGGTTTATGACTGACTACATGAATAGGTTAGCTACAGGCTCTGGTGCTGTTAATAATCCTGCTC